TCGTCCAGTCCCGGTCGTCCATCCGTTCAATGAATCGTTTAGTCGTTTCGCCAAAGGTCCGCTTGACCGCAAGGTATACGGCGTCCCCGCCATCCTCAGACACAACACAAACGCTTTCCACTTCTCCATCGGTATCATGCCGATGCCATGCGGCGACCTCGTGTTCTGGCAGATAGGTCAACCCAAGCAGCACACCATCATCTCGCACCGCCCACACACAGGAGTACGGCGCCTCCTGGTACGCCCAATCGACAATACTGTAACCATCGAACAGGTGCGCGGAAAGAATGGTCAGGTCAGTTCCGACAAAGGCATCATCGGCAAAGGAGTAGCCGAGGCTTCGCACCTTGCCGCCCTTCTCCTGCAAGTACAATGTCTGCTTACCCACCACCACCGGGCGGACATGGGAACAGCCGTACCCCTCCTGTCGCTCGGCGCGTACCGTGGTTGGGGTCACCACGCTGTTATCGTTGCCAGCCAGCACGAACGGCCCGCCGGAAGTCAGCGCGACCAGTTGCCGAATATCGACAAAATGCCTGATTTCGTTGACTTCACGCGACACGATACGAAGCGTTATGCCGTCGTCATCAAGGACCGGATTGTTCTTTTCGAACGACTCGAACCCTGCTACCGTCGAGAACCATACGTCCTGCGGAAAGCCGTACGACCCGCCGAACACCTGCCGCTGCTGGTAGTAGGTCGTGCAGCCGGGGTACAGGTTGTCACCGCCCCAGGCTTCGAGCGCCCATTTGTAGGAAGGGATAGAGCTGTTGGTTTTCGTGGCGGAGCCACCGGATACATAGGCATGGACAAAAACCACCGGAATATCGAACGTGTTGGTGTCAACTGCGTCAACGGTAAACGTCCCGTTCGCCTCGGTCGTGCCGGTGACGCCGGTAATCGTTACGACACTCCCGACAGTGAAGCCATGTCCCGCTGCCGTGACTCGGCAGTAGTGATTGGCCTCGCCGTTGTCCACTACGTTGGTAATGGTAGCGGTGAGGGATGACGACACAAGCCCGGTCGGCAGCCGCTTGACAACCGTTGCCGTGGCATGCTGGGCATCGGTGACAGCGGTAATCTCGACAATGCCGGACCCGGAGTGCAGGTACTCCCACTGGCAGCCGGGAGAACCGTCGTATTCCTGCCCCTCCAAGGTCGAAGGGCGAACGGTCCCGCTCGTACCGTAGGGAGCGGTCAGGCACTTGTAGTAATTCGTGCCTGCCAGTCGCTCCTGGTTCAACCAGTAAATTGTGTCCGTTTCCCATCGGCGCGTCGCCGTGGTCGGGGCCTGTTCGATCCTCATCAACTGGCCGATCATGCTGGAATCGAACAGGGCGAAGTTCGCCGTGACCGTGACTGACCCGGTATAGTTGGAGACATAGACGGTCTTTGACGTATCGGTGTTCATATCCTGAAAAGGACCGTCGGTATTATCGAACTCCTCCAGTGTCCACGATGAATGACCGGTGCGGGAGAGTTGCATTGGTGCATAAGATGGATGGACCAGTGTCATGATGTCGGCGTTCTGGCTGTACTTCAGCAGGTCCAGATCCTCGACGGCGTAAGGCGTCGGTATCTCGTAGACCGCTTGTGCTACCCACTTACCTGCTGCAAGGTCGACCGAAAACGTTCCGGAGGTGTGGGCTGTCACGCAGTAGTAGATGACATCGCTCTCCTTGACGAAATCACCAACAACGTAACCATGCGAGGTCTGCCATGCGTCGGTATCGCTGGTCGTCTTAACAACCGTCGCGCCGTTCTTATGAACGCGCATATACTCGTCGCCGAACTCCAGCACATAGGTCTGCTCGGTGTTGAACTGGAACGGGATCAGGCGGGCCTCGCCTGAACCCTTTGTCTCGGCAACGTACTTGGTGCCGGGACGGTTCACGACCCCGCCGTACTGCCGCACGATAAAGTTCCGGCAGGTCTTGAGGCCGGTATAGTAGCGGGCAAAATCGATCCGTCCATACATGGACGGCGAGAGTTCGCCCGCAGTGAACGACGGTTGTATGAGTCCCTGCCCCATTACGACCTCACATTGATAAGTTCACTGGTCGGATAGTCGGTCTGCCGCTCGTTGGCGTCGAGTGCCTGCGCTTTCTGTAAGGCAATCGGGTACTGGTTGGCCGCCAGGGTCGAGAACTTGGCATCTTTAGCCAGCGGCGAAACCAGTTCAAGGGCGATCCCCCAGGCTATGGCGCTACATACTGCTGGCGTGAACAGCGCCGTGCTAGTGACGAACGCCGTATAAATCAGCTCGGCGTCCTCCTGGTCGGTACAGATCGCCCTGCCCTCGTTGACCGTGTTCGCCGTAACCTCGAAAGGTATCCGGTTCGTCGCGGTCGGCGCCCGCAGTCCCTCGTAGACGATGGCCCGGGCCTTCAGGCAGTCAGACGGATACTGGTACTGGTAAGTCCAGTTGGTCGGCGGGTCGCCCACCGACGCGAGCGCTACACGCTTTCGAGCAAACGACCAGTCGAAACTCTCCAGCACCTGGTCGCGGACAATCGGATAGATGACCTTGCACAGTTCCGCAGCCACGCTCGCCTCATTGAGCGAGTTGATCCGCTGGGAATGCCCGATCCGGAACAGCGCCAGATTGCAGATTGAAACGTCAGACTGTGCCATGTGCTAGTCTCCAGTCCAGTCGCTTTGCATCTCGGAGAACACGGCGGGATAGCATCCCGAATAAGTAGCGAATCCAATCTTGTGACCGCGGCCTTCGGTCTTCGGAGTGTCGGCCAGCACCCGGCGAGATACGGCGCCGGACGTGGATGCGGTAGGAGTCAGGTAGACAATGCAATCGGTCGTCGAGTCCATTTGGAAGATCTTGGTTTTGGAAAGGTTGAAGGTACGCTTGGCAGCCGAGGACATGGCATGGAACACGTTGGGCGCGTACACCTGAATACCTTGCCCCCTGGAGTTGTAAATCGTGTCGCCGTCAGCGGCAAAGGCAGCGGCCACCAGCGCCACCAGGAGAGCGATAACCAAAAACGCCGGGTTAAATAGTCTCATGTGAACCTCATGAAAGAAAGGAGGGACCGAAGCCCCTCCCGGTTGGTTAAATCACGCTTTCGTCGTCAAGGTCGGCCATCGGTTCGCGGGGCGGGATAACCTTGCCACCCGCCACCTTGAGCGCCAGCATCTGGTCGAGCAGGTCGCCAAGTTCGGCTTTCGTGGCGCGTGCGTCGTAGGCTACCCCGGCAGCATCAAGTTCCGCCATGATCTGCTTTTTGGTCTTGCCCTTGCCGTCTTCCCTTTCGGGGTCGGGCTCGACTTCCAAACCCTCGGCAGATTCGAGGACCTCCATGCACTTTTTGCTCGGTTTCTGGCCGTCACGCAATTTCACGATCTGACCGGGATGGCGAAGCGCGCCGTTGACGAAAGCGAGTTTAGTTATACGGACAAACATCGCTCACCTCCTTAGATGGCGTCAGGGTAGGCTCTCCAACCGTGCGGGTCCTTGGTCAAGAAAGCGTTGATAGCTCCGGCAGTAACCTCGGTGGTGCCGACCGTACAGAGGATGCCGAGATACCGCTCATAGGCATCGGCAGGCAGTGCACCGAAATAGATCACACCACCTGCGTTCAGTTCTGCGGAGTTGGCAGCAGCATCGTCGGTTGTATACGACGGGCTAGTGATATGGACCGAGGCCGAGCCGTCGGTGGCGATAGCAGCAGCAGCATCGGACGCCAGTTTGAACACGATAGTCCCGGCAGACCCAGCAGTGATGATTTCAGTCGAGGTCTGGATGCAGAGGTAGATCGGTTCGCCGTCGCCGAGGTAGTTGGTCGTGCCGCCCAGGTCAATAACGTCGCCAAGCAGTGCGGTACCGGCAGTAGCAGCGCAAGAGGTCGCGTCGCAAAATTCGTTGAGTTCGTCGAGAAGCATATCGTTCCCCTTTCAAAAGGAAGCGGGGAGAGTGTTACCCCTCCCCGGTTATTGGTTAGATGCCGGTCTCAGTGGACAGGATGGCGTCGGAACGTCGGACCGGGATACCATCGAACATCGGCTCGCGGATAAGCGCACCATTCGGGCGGGTAAGTTGCTCAATGGTCAGGGTGCTGGAGGCGATCTTGTTCATCATCTGCCGACGGAGATAACCGCGCACGGTACGGTTGGCGTAGAACACCGGCTTTCCGGCGTTGATGTTCGGGATCAGGTCGATTGCCTGAGCCATCAGGTCGATCAGGTCAGGACCGGTTGCGGCGTTTTTCACCAGGTCTTCCTCGTCGATATTGATACGGACGACATAGCGCCAGTCCTTGACATGCAGGCCGCAGTCCCAGCGGTAGTGCGACTCGTACGCCTGCATGTTGCCGCTGGTGGTGCGAAGCGTTACCTCGCCGTGGTCGTTGAACTGCAGGCCAGCTTTCGATCCCTTAGGATAGATGCCGTGCACGTTCTCGCCCCAGCAGATCAACCAGATGGAAGTATTGTCCGAACCGTCGGGGGTTGCGGCGGAGGTGATGATGTTACACCCGTTCTCTGCGCTCTGGCTGTTGTACTTCGGACCGAGGCCAGTAAATGCTTCCGGCTCGGTGGACTCATCGCCATAGAACAGATACGTTGCCATCTTCTGCGACATGGACTCAATGAACGCCCGGTCTTCAGAAGTACGGAAAGCAGCGGTGTTGCCGTTCAGGTCGGCCAGCGCCTTATCGACCTGTGCATAGGCTTCGAGCATGCCGCAGTTGTCAGTTACCTGCGCGGTGCGGGATTTGCTCGACGGAACATAGCCGTAGAACTTGCGGAAATAGACATCCGGCAGACCGGTACGAATAGTACCGCGGTGTCCGGTCGGAAGGTTGCCTTCCTTCCATACCATGTCGTCGAGGATCGGGTTCGTCTCGTTGAGGATCTCGGCGATCATGGCGATGTTGCCGTCGGGGTCGGTGCGCTTGGAGATGTCAAGCAGCGTCGGGTAGTACGTCGAGAGAGTGCTCATGTTTTTTGCCCTTTCTGTCTGTC